AGAGCGGAATAAAAGAACGGTCAATGCAGTTCGATTCTCTCATCCCCTGCTATTTTTCTAAGGAGAAGAAACGCTGTAAACTCGCATAAACACTGAATGAAAGGAGAATTCTGAACATCGTCTTTTTTATAGAAAAATAAAGAGGTAATCAAGAAAGTAATCATAAATGTCTAACAAACGCTGTAATAGCGTTATTTTTTTGCTTATTTTTGGCGGATAACTGTCGGAAACATGACGGTTAATCCGTCTTTTTTTATGCCAGAATTAAATCAGAAAGAGAGGTAATGCGAATGTTTTCTGATGAAGTTAGGGAAAAGATTTTAAGCAAAGAAGAATTACAGAAACTTGATTTAGTGACATTATCTCTCGTTATGCACGCAATTGAAGAGGTTTTAGAGGAGGCAGACAATGAACAATCCTTATCAAGCACCTATAATGAATAATTCTTATATGCAATCCCAGAATCCATACATGGATAGAATGAATTTCTTACAGAATTATCAACAGAGCTTACAGCAACCAGTGGCAGGAATGCAAATGTCTTTGGCAAATCAGCAGACTATGCAGCAACAGCCGGCAGGCATCAATGGAAGAATTGTCCAGACAGTAGAAAATATCAATGCCAATGAAGTCCCTATGGACGGTTCTATGGCATTTTTCCCTAAGCAGGATTTATCAGAAATCTATGTCAAAGGTTGGAACGCTAATGGAACTATTAATACAATTGTGTATAAGCCTTATACAGAGCCCAATAATAATCAGACAGTAAATTCTATGGCTAATGCAGAAAATGCTAAATTTACCCTATCAGACGAAAGCACAGAGCTATTTATGAGTAAGTTTGACGAACTATCAGAAAAGATAGGACAGTTAGAAAATAGATTTGATAAATCTTTAGGTTTGCAAAGAAAAACTTCACGAACACAAAGCAAGGGCGGTGATGAAGAATGAATCCAATTAACCTTTTTCAAATAATAAGAGGTGGTCCTCAACAATTTATACAGCAGATAATGGGAAACAATCAGCTTATGAGCAACCCAATGATGAAAAATACAATGCAAATGGCACAGCAGGGCAATATGCAAGGCATTGAACAAATGGCTAGAAATTTATGCAAGGAAAAAGGCTTAAATGCAGATGATGTATTTAATCAGATAAAAAGCAGATTTAATAATTAATAGCATATTAGATGTCTTTGCAAATCACCTGGGTGACATCTTTATGAATAAATTAATGGAGGTAACTAATGTGTTTAATTCAAATTGTGCCAGCGTGCCATTAGTCGCAAATATTGACGGCAATGGCAATAACGGCGGATGGGCTGACGGTGGATGGCTTTGGATAATCGTTGTATTTGCTTTACTTTTTGGATGGGGCAATGGTGGATTTGGCGGTTTTGGTGGCAATAACGGCAGTGGCTATGTTGCAACAGCGGCTACACAGGCTGATATTCAGAGAGGCTTTGATAACCAGGCGGTTATCAGTAAGTTAGATGGCATTTCTAACGGACTTTGCGATGGCTTTTATGCTATGAACAACAGTATGCTCACAGGCTTCAATGGTATTAACACAAATATCATGCAGACAGGCTATGGCATTCAGCAGGCTATTAACGCTGATACAGTCACTAATATGCAGAATACAAACGCTTTACAGTCACAGCTTGCTAACTGCTGCTGTGAGACAAGAGAAGCCATCCAGGGTGTAAACTACAATATGGCTACGCAGACCAATGCATTACAGAACGCAATGTGCAACAACACAAGAGATATTATCGACAGCCAGACAGCGGGAACAAGAGCAATTCTTGACTTCTTGACAAATGACAAGATTGCTACATTACAGGCAGAGAATAATGATTTACGCAGAGCTGCTTCACAGGATAGACAGAACGCACTTCTGACTACTGCAATGACAGCACAGACAAATCAGATAATCGACGCTGTAAGACCTACACCAGTACCATCATTCCCGGCAAGCAACCTTTATGGATATGCCTACGGATGCGGATGCAATACAGGTTGCGGATGCTAGACAACTAAATAATCAAGTATCTTAATCAATTTTAATCGGTTTAATTCTTGGCTTAAATCGGTTTAATCGAGTTAAGTATCGAGTTTAACTCGAAAGAAACTCAAAAAGATTATGTCTGCTAAGCAGTATTACGATGTTACCGACATTTATGTCGGGAAGATAGGGCAGACTATATTATATGGTTTGCCCTTATTTTTTAGAAAGAGAGGTAAAGACAATGGAAATTACAGGAATCGCATTACAAACAGTAAATGCAGGAGAAGATATAGCGTTTACAGAAACGCCTGTATGTGGAACAAAGTGCATTGTTCACAGACAGGGTAGCGGAATTATTAAGTTAAGAGGTATCACAAATCAGTGCAAGGCAAGATTTTTAGTATCGTATTCCGGCAACATTCAGATACCGGCAGGTGGTACAGTAGAAGCTATCTCACTTGCTATTGCAGTTGACGGAGAACCTTTACAGTCAACAAGAATGGTTGTAACGCCAGCCGCAGTTTCGAATATGTTTAACGTCTCTGCACAAGCCTACGTGGATGTACCTTGCGGATGTTGCAGCGCAGTAGCGGTGCAGAATACATCTACACAAGCTATACAGGCACAGAACAGTAATTTAATCGCAGTAAGGGAGGCTTGATATTATGCACATTGAAAGAATCCATAAAATGATTGAATGCCTTACAGAGAAAGCCCTATGTGAACTTGACAAAGGTGTTGAAAATGTCAATACAGAGGAAATGGGCGAGGTTGTTGATATGATTAAAGACCTTAACGAAGCTGAATACAGAGCTGTTATTGTCAAGGCTATGAAAAAGGCTGATGAAGAGGAAGAGGAGTACAACAGAGAGCTTCTTAGAGCCTTAAAAGACGAATACGGCGAAGAGGATGGCAGAAGATATTATGATGAATACCGCTATAAGACTACTGGCAGATATGCCCCTAAAGGCAAGGGGAGTTATGTAGGTAGAAGAGGCTATGAAGAGCCGCCTTATTATCACATGTACCCAGAGCGTGATATGGATAGAGAGTATGGCAGAATGTACTATACAGAGCCTACAAGCACGCATACATCTGAAAGCGGCTATGACAGAGCAAAGAGAAACTATACAGAGACTAAGGAAATGCACAGAAATGGCACTCCAGAGGACAAGGAACACAAGATGAAAGCCCTTGACGGATATATGAAAGAATTGTCAACCGACATTACTGGAATGATTGGGGATATGACAGCCGAAGAAAAGAACCTGTTAAGGACAAAGTTAAGTACACTTGTATCAAAGCTGTAAATTTAAAGGCTATGGGTAGTAATATTCATAGCCTGTTTTCGTACATTGATAACTGAATATTGGCTAGTGAAAAGTTTTTTAAATTAGGGGTTGACTTATGGCTACCCATTTGTTATATTATGGGTGTACGAAAGTGAGGTGAGAATATGTCACCAAAGACAGGTAGACCTATCATGGGCAAAGAGCCTAAAGATAAAAGAGTATCTTTAAGGGCAACAGCAACAACAGTAAGGAAGTTTCAAGAGTGTTCAGAAATCACAAAGAAAACTCAAACAGATTTATTAGAACAAATGGTTGATGATTTGCATAATAGGTTGACAGAAAAATAGGAGTAGTTGCTAATGATTTGACCGCCAGTGCAACTACTCCAACCACCCACAAGGGATATAGAATATATTACTATACCTCTTGTGGGAAATCAATAGTTTTTTAACAGAAAGAGGTAAAAGGATGAAAGAAAACATTATAGAATCCATTATCAATAATTTAGAACATATCAACCTACATTTCTTAAAATGCGTGTTGGCTTACACAAATGTATTAGCAGGAAATAAGAAAGGGGAAAATCGGTAATGGAAGAAAAAAGAGAAAAGCTCCACGAGATGATTGACAGTATGAACTCTGGAATGTTAGAGTATTTTGAAACATTTATAAGGTTATTCTTACAGAAATGGGGCAACTAATATACAGTGCGTGAGGAATTTCGGGCATATGCTCCCGATACGCACAAGTACTGTTTACACAACATAAAATCTTTTAGTAGGAGGAATAAATCTTTATGAGTAATAATATTACAACTTCTACAAAAGAGACAACTGCAATGCAGACAAAGAACATTCAGAGAATTTATGGTGTAGAGTGCTATGAGAAGGACGGAGTTGCATACTTGAAGTTAGAGAGTGTTGCAAGAGGACTGGGATTTACACAAGAAAAGAACGGAGTTGAGTATGTTAAATGGGAAAGGGTTAATAACTATTTAACCGAATTAGGGTTTTCCCCACTTGTGGGGAAAGATGATTTTATCCCAGAAAACATCTTCTACCGACTAGCAATGAAAGCCAAGAATGAAACAGCTGAGAAATTTCAAGCACTGGTGGCAGATGAGATTATTCCATCCATCAGAAAGCACGGAATTTATGCGACAGACAATGTTATTGATGAGATTTTAAACAATCCCGACTTTGGCATTGAATTGTTGACAAAGCTCAAAGAAGAGCGTAAAGCGAGGCTTGAAGCCGAACGCAAAAACGCAATTCTTACTCACGTCGCCAAAACTTATACTATGACAGAGATTGCAAAGGAATTAAACCTCAAATCTGCCATCCAGTTAAATAAGATTTTATCAGAAAAGAAGATACAATTCAAGCAAAATGGTACTTGGGTTTTCTATTCTGATTACAGCAACTTGGGATATGAGAGCATAAAGCAGGAAGTCCTTGACAATGGCAGGGTAGTATATCACAGAAGAATAACGCAGTTAGGCAGAGAATTTATAATAAATCTATTTAGCAGTGTTGCTTAAAGCACAAAGATATTAAATATCAAACAGTAAACAGTATAAACTTTTCTAGAAATGACCTTGCGGAATGTGAGGTCGTAACAAACGCCACTAGCCAATATAAGGTTAGTGGCTATTTTTTATTTAAGGAGGCATACAGATGGTTTTTATAATCAATGGTGCAATTTGGCACATACAATATATAAATTCAAATTCAAGCGAATTAAGGCGGTCAGACAACACAATCAGTTTAGGTGTGACTGATAGAAATACACATACAATTTATTTATCAGACAAGCTGCAGGGATTTATGGAACGTAAGGTGTTGATACATGAAGTATGCCACACAATCTGTATGTCATATGATGTGTATTTGCCTATCGAACAGGAAGAGATATTGTGTGATTTTGTGGCGACTTATGGAGATGAAGTATTTGACATTGTTGATATGGTTTTAGGAGCAGTTAGGAGGATAGCAATATGACGATTGATAAGTTGTTGGAAATAATTCAAAGGACTAATCCGACTATGACTAAGGAATTATTGATATATGAGCTTAGTCAATGCCGGTATTCGAGTAAGGCATTGATTTATACAGAAAAATGTTGTATTGACAATAATATTTAAAAATGCTATTATTTAATAGATGTAAACAATTGATAATTAATATATCATTTTACCTTAATAGGACCATAGTGGAAAGTTGCATTGATACATTTTTGTATAGGTGCAACTTATTTTATTTTGGAGGTTTTATTATGAAAGTTATAAGGTTAAAAATGTATCAAGAAATGGCTAGATTCAATAATCCATCAGCGCCAAAAGGTGCAGATTGCTACCCTTTGCCACCATTTAGCACAGTTAATGGGTTTATTCATTCAATGTGCCAATGGAAAAGGTATCATAAATTAGATTTTTTTGTTACTGGCAAAGGAATTTATAATACTAAGGTGCAAAAAGAATGGCACGGTGGCTATAATTTCAACAAAATTAGCGATGAAATGCTTAAGCGTTGGGATGTTATAACAGATTATGCAGACGGAAGCCATACCGGCTGGGTTAATACGGTTAAATATCATTTGATGTTAGTTGATTTATACACAACTATATACATCAAATCTAATGATAGTGACATAGATGATATATACCATGCTTTACTAAACCCACCGGTATATCCATCATTGGGTGAATATGGTGATTTATGTAAAATTGAAGCGGTAGACATTATAGAGCTTAAGGAACTTAGTGAGCCTGTATCAGCTCCATTAGATGCGCAATCTTATATTCCTGTTGATAAAGGCAATTTCGCAGGAACTATATATAGAATTAATAACAAATATGAAATTATCAAAGGTTTTAGGCGATTCCAGAAAGTTTCTTGTTACTTGGTGGATAAAGGACAGGAAGTTGTTAGTAATCTTTTTGATGACGATAAACCGATTATTTTTACAGATTAATTTAAACCCCACGGAATATAATGCAACTTTTTTGCTACCTCCGTGGGGTTCTCTTTTATATTCGCAATTTCAATTTTGAAAATTTTCAAAATTCGGTTCAGATTTCGTTCAAATTATATTTTTAAAATTGAAAAATTTTCTTGGTAAAATATAATGTGAAATTTTTTAAACCCCCGTCACTTTCAATTTTGAAATTCAAAAATCGGTTACACAGAATTTTAATTTTTACTCCCGATTTTGTTCAGATTTGCCTTGAAAAATTGATGAAAAACTTTAACAGATTAAAGTACATTATATAAACTTGACCGGCTGCGGTTCGTGCTTGTTTTGGCGTTGTGACTTTGTGATTTGCCCTGTACGGCGGTTTTATTGTGTCGGTGTAGACTTATAAGCTTACAAAGTAAAACAGCCTTAAAATGCTTTTAAATGCATTGTATAAAATGGGTATTATATACCCTTGCAAGTCGTGGAAGTTGTCGCCAACTCTGGAGAATGTACCAGAACGCACGCCGCCCCAACTGGGTACACTTGTACACCTAAAAGGCGTAAAGCCTTATATATAAGCATAGCATTATTATATTATTTTTTCAAGGTACGCAAATAAAAGCATATAAAAATATATATGCTTAATGCTTGCGGCTGGAATCGAACCGGCCAAACCGCAGCAAGCCAAAAAGGGCGCAGATTGTACGCCCTTTTGAATTATTCTATGTAAATATCAAAACCGTTTTCGTTGTATGTTTCGCCAATATCCGCCGTTTGAACCCAAACCCTCGCGTCAAATGCTAATTCCCACACAATACCATTTTCAATTAAAAAATCGTAAACCTCAAAAGCGTTGCAACAAAATCTTTTTGTGCGCTTGTCTCATCAATGGTAAGGTTGCAACCCTGCACCAGACCGCCAAAAGTGGCGGTTTCGACTTAAACAATTTCTAAATATCCCAAAATTTCAACGCTTTGCGGAATGCAAAAGAACATCACGCCAGATGGCTCATATTTCGGAACGTATGAAGCATGATAACTTTTCCCATTGTTGCCGATTGCTAAATATTCCCCGGCTATATGCTTTTTTGCGATTTCCTCAAAGCTTATTAAATCCTCTACATTTATCTTTCTTTCTGTAACTGTCATATCGTTCCCTTTCTGGTCTGCCATCATCAGAGCCGGGCGACCATCCCGCGGCTGGCGCTCCAAACCGGAGCGTTTCGGCTAAAATCTGCAAGGCTTTTCATAGCGAATAATTGCGACTGTTTCGCCTGTGCTTTTAAGAGTTCCCCAGCCGTTCCACATAGGACCATTCAAGCCCAATAACTTAGGCTGGTTATATAGTTCTTCTCTCTGGCTTTCTGCAAGTCTGCCGTTATTATAGCCACAAACAAGGCTTTCAAACTCTGCTACTGTCTTAATTTCCGTTGGTAAATCGTAAACGCATTTATTACCATTTTCTAATAAACCTATTATCATTCTGTTACCTCCTCAATGTATATTCTTTCTTCTGCTCCTGTTTCGTCATCCTCATGGATTCCATTGAAATCATCAAACCAACTCTCAGCTCCTCGGCGGCTGTATGTCTCACCACCTAATAAAATTTTACCGCTTTCTGTTACAAGTCTGTATTGTTTATCCATATTTGTGCCCTCGCTTTCTTTATTTGTATGATTATAATATCACTAATATTAGTGCCTGTCAACACCAAAATTAGAGATTTTATACGATATTTTGATTGACTTTTAAACATAAAAAATATACAATGTTTGTAACCTTATGAGAAAGGAGCAAAACAGATGTGGAGATATAAAATAGATGTGCTTAAGGAATTATCTAACAGAGGATATACAAGTACAAAAATGCGCAAAGACAAGATAATTAGTCAAGCGACACTACAGAATATAAGACAGGGAAAAGGCATAACAACAGACACAATTAATACATTATGTATTATATTAAAGTGCCAGCCGTCGGATATTATAGAGGTAACACCAACGGACGAGGAAAAAATAAAATATTTTTAAATAAACTTGTTGACAGACACTAATATCAGTGCTATTATAATGACAGAAATTAAAAGAAAGGCAGCTAAATGCTGGAGGGTAAACAATTATGAGAACATTAGATTTATTAAACAAAGTTGTTAAATTAGGATTTGACAGAGAAAAGGCACTTGCAGACATAGACGCAAGCCTTGACGAAATAATCGGAGCAGAAAACAGAAAGTCAATCACAGAAGAGGAAATAAGCGAAGAGCTGGCGAATGATATTTTATTCGGGTTTGAATGTGAAAAAAACAATTAAGAAAGGTTAAAAGGTGGACGATATGAAAGCATATTACACGAGCATATACAACGAGGGAATGATTGGTGAAGTATTAAGACATAACACAGCAGAAGAAGCCGAAAAATATCTTGATAAAGAGTGGGATAGGCTCACAAAAAGAGAACAGAAAGGATTTAAGCCAGGAACGGCGGACAGCTTCAAGGCGTTTGAAATCGAAGCAACAGAAGAACAGCTTGAACAGATAGAATCTGGAGACATTGCCCCAGAAGAGCTTGAAATAAGAGTTATTAAAAACATGTTATAATATTAAAGCGGTGTATATCTGTTATACATCGCTTTTTTAATGCCTATTGATTAATTATATTTATTGTGTTATTATATTGCTAATAATTAAATATAAGATTTACACCCGATAATGTTAATATTGTTATCGGGTTATTTTTATGTTATTAGCGCATATAAAATATAATTAGCTGGAGCAGATCTAGCAGAAAGGGGAACACATGGAGAAAGTACAGGAAGCAGCAGACAGCGAAGAAATTTTTGAAAATGAGATTGACATGCATTTTAAGCGATTCTGCACAAACGAAAATATCAAAGATATGACATCAGCTCCGCAATCTCTCTTTTATGCTGCTTTAATTTATGTATACAATAATACCTTTAAGGGTACTAATAGATTAAAATTAAAAGGTAAATTGCAGGGATATAATAATAATAATTATAATAACCAGTATAGTAATATTAATAATAGTAATTGTAATAGTTATAATTATGAGTATCTTAATTATATAGCAGACTATTATATATATATGTGTTATAAGTGCAATAAAATATGTACTATATCAGGATATTGTAAATTAACTGGCATAAATGAAGTAGTTATATATAATTGGGCTAATGAACGAACAAGGGCGGATAGACTAAGTACATCGGCTTATGATTTGTGGGAAAAATTGTCAAAAGATTATGAATCTAGCGGAGAGGCTCGCCTCTGGTCCGGTAAAAACCCAGTCGGACAGCTTGCGGTTATGAATCGCCGCTTTGGTTGGAATCTTCCAGGCGTGAGCAGAGAAAGCACCACAAAGGTTATTAAAACAGCCGCAGACCTTCCGCAGCTTGGCACATCTGGAAACGCTCAAGGCTCTAATGTTCGTCAAATTGCACAACAAGAAATCATTGTGCAAGATGTACAAGAAAACCCACAAAGCCAGTAAACAAGCGGTTTCTAGCCGTTTGGCTCACGATAACATCACTTCGCTAAATTAGACTTTAGCGAAGTGATAAAACAGAACATTTGAACGATAAAAGCACGACAAAGCCAGTAAATAAGCGGATTGACAGCGATTGTATAATAATTATTTATTGCGCAGTCGCTCCGTTCTGGCTGATTTCGTTGTGCATAATGTACAAACGCAGGGCGTGGGGGTTATATATTCACGCATTGCACGCCTAACTAAGTCGCTCAAATATTCTCAAAGATAAAAAGGCTTATTATGTATATTTATATATACATAACCAACTAACAATAATTTATTAAACCATATACAATAACCATTATATTTATTAATATATATAACTCTATCAATAGCCTATATAATATAATTAATAAATTTACTGTACAAATCTGATAGATAGGTGTATAATAGATACATCTTAATTCACAAGATATTCAATAAGCACATCAGAAAACGGCTAGTTCAGCCGAGTAAATTCCAAAAAATTTTAAAAAAATAAAAAAGAGTTAGGAGTTAGAAATGCAAGGAGCAGAGTATCAGACTTTAGCTATGCGCACCAATGATAAAAAGTCTACAGATAGGCTTCTAAACAAGATTGATGATTTGAAAATAGGCAATCGTGGCGAAGATACACCAGAGATTGAATTGGGCAGCGTCCTTAATGCTGCATTAGGTTTATCTGGCGAGGTTGGAGAGCTTAATGACATACTTAAGAAATGGATTTTCCATGAGAAGCCGTTAGATACCGAACACTTAAAGCGTGAAATCAGCGATGTATGTTGGTACTTAGCTTTAATGCGTGATTCATTTGAGTTTAATCTTGATGAAATCATGCAGATTAACATTGATAAGCTGAAAGCAAGATATCCAGAAGGATTTGACACTTACAGAGCCAACCACAGACAGGCAGGTGATATTTAATGAATAACATTCAAATTAGTGGATATTGCGTTGATTGCATAAACCAATTTGCATTATTCAGTGCAGAACCATGCAAGAGTTGTGTTAATCGCGGTGGCAAGAAAGATAACTTTGCTCCGCTCAAAGATTTTGATTTTGCACCTAGTGTCAATGAAAAACCGGTAAACGACAATGTTAATCATCCTAGCCACTACGAGGCTGGCAGTTTTGAATGCATAGATGTTATGTTAGAAACACAGGGCAAGGAAGCTGTTAAAAACTTTTGCTTGTGCAATGCCTTTAAGTACATTTACAGACATAACAACAAGAATGGCTTAGAAGATATTCAAAAAGCCAAGTGGTATATTGACAAGTACATAGAATTGTCAGAATAGCCACATCAATGCACCATAGCCAAGTGGTAAGGCACAGAGATTTGACCTCTGTATGCGTCGGTTCGAATCCGACTGGTGTAGTTTGTCTTACTTTTATCGTAGACTACCATCAAACTGTTTTGCATTTTACAGGGTAGTCCTCCTTTCATGTACTTTCTTGGAGATTCAGTTAAGGGTGGTGCAAGGCCACTCGGAAAGGCTTACCTCATACAGAGGTGTGTGAAAATCAACTTATCAAGGTTCTTCTCAATATTCCCCCCAATATTATTGCATTTTCCCTTGATAGCCGTTATAGGCGGTATTTGCCGATATGGTGTAATGGTATCACAGTGGCTTGCTAAGCCGTCCAACAGAAATGTTGTGTAGGTTCAATTCCTACTATCGGCGCTAACTTACGACAGCAGAGAACGCTGCCGTAAGCGGTAGAAAGTCCGCATGAAATTGCACAAAGTAGTGGCAAAAGCAATTTCAAATACAGTAGTTCCACTACACTACTGTATTTGCCGTGTGTCCGGTTGGTCGAGGGCACTGTCTTGAAAACAGTCTGGATGTAAAAGTCTCTGGGGTTCAAATCCCTAACACGGCAGTTCGCCGAAATGTGGCGGAATGGGTAAACGCAAACAAAGAAGTTGATTGATAGCATGTTTGCTAAGTAATAGGCAGGAAAACATCTGTAATTGGCAACAAACAGCTTTCAGAAATTAATCATGTGTGGTTCAAATCCACACCGCATCAAGTGGTTGGGTCATTCCCGAATAAGCAGGCGTTGCAGTAGTCCCTGCTGAAATAATTAAAATGTTTGCGTTGGTTGATTTGCGAACAGGACGGCAAATAGCGTAATGAAGTGCCATAAATACTTTCCAACACAAGAAACTGTACAACGGATAGTAGTTCAGTTGGGAGTAACGCTTGATTTATTCAAGTAGTCACAGGTTCAAGTCCTGTCTATCCGATTACAACAAACTAGCTTGACGAAGCGAAAAGCACAAGCCTTAGTGCCTGTTTGTTGTTTTGTTAATAAGGCAGTTATCAGAAAGGCAGGTAATAATTATGCTATCAGAAAATGAAATCCAAACAAAAGTTAATTTCTTATCATCAGCAAGGTGCAATCACACATTTCACAAATATATTGACATAACAGGTGATTTGATAGAGGGTACGCTGTTATCAAGAATTTTATATTGGTTTGCACCAACTAAAGATAACAAAAGCAAGGTCAAGGTATACAAAGACAGCGAATATTGGATTGCAAAGCAAAGAAAAGACTGGTGGGAAGAGATAAGAATTACTGAAAGGCAGTATGACAAAGCAATTAAATCGTTGGTGGAAAAGAAATTTGTAATTACAGCAAAATACAAATTTAATTCAATGCCGACTATACATATACGACCTAATTATGATGTTATCAATGCAGAGGTTAGTAAATGGGAAGATAATATCAGACAAGAAGTTATAGCAGAAGATAAAGGGCAGAAATTACAAAATGAGAAAAACGGGAATGACACAAAATGTAATTCCCAAGGGAATAACACAAAGTGTAATTCGGGAGTGCCACAAGATGTAACTCTTTTAACAGGGATTACTAACAATGATTACCCTAACACTAATTACGAAACATTGAGTACAAAATGTAATTCTCTTAACAGAGAACAATGTAATTCTTTTTTACCCAAAGATAAAAAAGCGAAAGAGCTTAAGCCAATAAGCGAATACTCTCAAAGTGATTGGGAAGTTGCCGAGGAAAGAATGATAAGCAGAGCTGGTAAGATAGCTTACGATTGGACTAACGATGAAACGCTCAAAGAAAATACAGAAGCATTCTTTAAATACTTTTTAGATAAACACGGAGAATGTACTGGAGAATATCACTACCCATTAACAGATAAGGTTTTATCAAGAGTAGTGGATAATTTAACAAAAGAAACTGACATAGAGCGTGATGGATATACAGATACCTATTATGCAGTTATAAGTGATATGGACGATAATACAGACTACAAGATGTTAGTTGATGAATATTTCAATACAAAGTTTTCAACACAATGTGATTACAGCTTAGTTCATTTTTCTTCGGAGAATGTTTTAATCAACATTATGAACCACGCTTGTAAGAGCAGTTGGTGCGAAAGTAAAGAATGGTAAGGAGTGATTATTATGGCTATGGGTGTACACCCACTAAACAAAGATAAATTCTACGAAGCAATAAATCTATACATATCGGGGCAGGCTTCACAAGTAAAGGCGGCGAAAGTAGCAGGCTGCAGCGTGCCGACATTTCTTAAATATGCTAACAAGATTTATGGCGGCGAGGAATTGCCAGATAATTTATGGGGGAAGAATGATGATTAAGAGAATTGTTAATCGTTGGATAAGACACAAGACAAAGAATCTGACAGAAATACCACTTTTTACAATGACGTTTGATTATCGTAAATATAAGGCACAAGGCAAGAAAGATAGTTGCATGTTTTATGCACACCCAGATATTGCCAATGATGAATTTGTGAAAAGCAAATTACAGGAAGTTGTTGACTATATCAGAGATAACTATGATTTGGATATATTTACGAAGATCTGAGGTGATATGATATGTGTAAATTTTGCGAAGAAAAATTCCCCATCATAACACATTATGGCAAATTTAAGATTGATAAGTTGTCAAATAAACCTGTAATTACATGCGACTTGAATAAATGTCCGTCCTTTGCGGTGTGTTGCAGTAAAGATATAAATGTTGAAATGGCAATGAAAATATCTTATTGTCCGATGTGCGGCAGAAAGTTGGCGTAATATGTGTGAATTTTGTAAAGATATAGCAATGAATGATGATGAATATATGAAAAAAAGATACGTTGGCGGAGATTTTATTTTCAAAGACGAAAACGGATTTGGCGTGTTGATTGACACAGGAGACAGCGGTTGTCTTGGATATATAAAAATCAATTATTGCCCTATCTGCGGTAGAAAGTTGGTGGAAGAATGAAACATCAAAAAGAATGGCGCACTTGTGACAGGTGTGGAAAAGAGATGATACCTAAGAGTTGGAAAGAAGTTAGATTTAAGCAAGTTGGATGTTGCGGAGATATAATTCCTGTTTTTGAAGATAATGATATGTGCCTTGAAGTTAAGAATGTTCGCAGATATAAATTTCTTAAAAGAACATATGGTTTATGCCCTAAATGCAGAAAAGATTTTGAGAGGTTTATGAAGAATGAAGAACATTGACAATCCTTTATCCGAGTATCAACCGCCATCTAAAGAAGCAATGATAAATTTTGGTATAGATATCTCGAAAGAAGCGGTAGAAAAATACGCTTTGGAAAAGTTTGGCAGACTGCCACAAAGCCACGTTGAAATGAATTTTGCTAGGGATTCTAAAATAGTTGAAGGAACGAGGAGATTTATGAAGAATGAGTAATGCTTTTACGATTATGTTTTTAATTGTGATTATAGTAGCTGTGGCACTTATGATATCTATATGCATTGCAGGAACAGTGTTTTTGTTTGAAGAAACAGGAATGCTTGATATATTCAGAGAGATTATCAAAAAGGATAGGAAGTGATTTTATGAAAATAATTAAACAAGGCAATTTGAACATAGCCAGAAAACCACTAAGGTTTGAATGCAAAAACTGTGGAACGATTTTTGAAGCAATCAAACAAGAATATATATACTGTGGCGACCAACGAGAGGGCGATAACTGGAAGTGTGAATGTCCTTTGTGCCACAGAGCGGTATATTACAACTAAAACGATATTACCGGCTACAGATTGATTGTAGTCGCTAACCTAAAACAGTTATAGGCAGAGGTCTATAAGCACCTTTGCTGAAAAGTGGAGGTGCTTTTCTTATGGCTAGTCAAAGCCTTATTTCTACAATCAATGGATATGAAAATTACATAGAGAAAAATGGAATAGATGAACAGGTAATTAATGCCTATGTAGACGCTTGCAGTGTAGCCATAAACGGAGAGAAAGATATTGAGTATGGACTACAACTCACTAAGAGGGCAAAAGAGCTTATAGAGGGCTTCTGCGCGGCTAAAACAGGTGGAACGATATGGGATTTAGAAAAGTATGCGTTTGCAAATAAAACGGAATATGAGCTGATTAATTGGTTTTATGATATTTTACTGATTGAAGCGCAAAACAAAGTTGTTGATAGCGGATTTAGGTATCTCGAAAAGAAAAGAGAGCCTAAAGAACGATTTTATATGCCACGCCGCAAACAATTCTTAAAAATGGGATTAATAGAAGCATTACAGGGCATGATTGATGATAAATACGATATATTGTGCGTATCATTGATACCTGGAGCAGGAAAGACAACTATCGAAAAGATGTTTAACGCTTTAGTAGCTGGCTGGTTTCCTAATGATTTTTGCCTTTTCTATTCCCATTCCGGCGACATTACACGAATGTACTACGATGGTGTATACGATATTGTCACCAACGCTGATGAATATGCGTGGAATGAAATCTTTCCTAATCTTACAGTTACAAGCACTAACGCAAAGTTAGAGCAGTTCAACATAGGCAAATATAAGCCGTTTCCAAGCGTACAATGTACATCTGTCGGCAGTAAAAATGCTGGTAAGGTTCGTGCAAGTAAATTTTTGCTTGTAGATGATATGATAGGTGGCATTGAAGAAGCACTTAATCCTATGGTACTTGATAAGCTATGGGATAAATATGCGGTAGACGCAAGACAAAGAAAAATCCAAGATACAGACGGACATAACTGTAAAGAGATACATATTGCTACACGTTGGAGTGTACATGATGTTATCGGAAGAATACAGAACATGTATGCAGGGAACAAAAGAGTTAAAACTATTGCTGTACCAGACGTTGACCCAGTAACAGGTGAGAGTAATTTTGATTATGAGTATAGCGGATTCACAAAAGAGTTTTTTGCTGACCAACAGCTTTTGATGGATGAAATCTCTTACAAGTGCTTATACAAACAGGAGCCTATCGAGCGTGAGGGATTACTATTCCCAAATGATAAAATACGCAGATACCTTAATTTGCCACACGGAGAACCAGAGATTATCACAGCTCAATGCGATACAAAAGGCAAAGGCACGGATTATTTTGTATTGCCAGTATTACAGAAACACGGGGGGGATTATTACTGTATTGATTGCGTATGTGACAATACGGCAGATTATGAAGAACAATATAGAAATGCCGCAGGAGTGCTTGTAAATAACAAGGTGCAGGAATGTGAATTTGAACGTAATGCTGGTGGCGATAGAGTGGCTATGGAAGTTAATAAGCGTGTTGAAAGCATTGGATGGGTGTGTAATATTACCGACACGCCAACTGAAACGAACAAAGAAGCAAGAATCTTTCAATGTTCTAACTGGATTTTACAACATGTTATCTTTAAAGACCAATCACTTTATAAACCTAATGAACCATACGGAGTGATGATGTCGCTTTTAAAGCAGTATTCAGTATCAGGTAAGAAACAATTAGATGATGTTCCAGATGTTTTCTCAAACTTTGCATTAAGAATGACACAAGGCAACAGAACAGCAAAGGTTGAAGCGGCAGTAAATCCATTTAGGAGGTATTAATCTATTATGACAACCAAGGACTATCTTAATCAAATAAGTAGACTTAATCGTATGATAAATAACAAGCTAACAGAGATAGCACAACTTAGAGAGCTTTCTTGTAGTATATCAGCAGTAAAGAATGAAGAAAGAGTGTTATCATCATCAGACCCAGATAAAATAGGTACTACATACGCCAAAATTGACGAAATGGAACGCAATCTTGACAGAATAATAGATGAATACATTGATAAGAAAAATACAATCATAGGGCAAATAGACGGCATAGAGAATGAAGATTGCTATAATATTCTGTTTTCAAGATATATCGAAAAGAAAACCTTTGAGGTTATCGCTACAGAAATGAAATATTCGTGGAGACAAATCATCAGACTTCACGGAAAGGCTCTTAAGGCATTTGAAGAAAAATATGGTAACACATATTTACAGATGTCATAGAATGTCATATTACACTAATGATATACTGTATCTGTAAGAAATTACAAAACTGTTTTTTATAAACAAAACATTCCTTATCGAGAAGCACCGTTGCTTAATTGCGGCGGTGCTTTTTGTTATGCAATGAGGTAGAAATATGAATTTTTATATGAACAAAGATAAATCAATTATGTGCCCGAACTGCCACAAGTTTATAACCAAGGCAGACAGTAAAGACCCACGAACACATAAGTTAGCGTGCAAGCATTGCCATAAGTGGATATGGTATGTGCCTAACGATGATGATAATTTTCAGATTAAAGAAATACCGGACAGCAGAAGTTCAAGCGGTATGACGTTTTATTAGAGGTTAAATATGAACACAATGTATTTTCAAGACCTTGTTAGAGGTTGTTATGGTAGAAAAATTGCATACACAAATGTAGATACAATAACCGCTGACAATGTTGTTAAGGTTATTGGAAGTACTGTTGGTATATTTAATTGGAATAAGCCAATTATTAAATATTTATGGGATTACTACAAGGGCGACCAACCTGTTTTATACAGGACCAAACTATCCAATGAAGACATAATTAATAAAATCGTTGAAAATCATGCTTACGAATGGGTTCAATTCAAAGTAGGACAAAGCTATGGCGAGCCAATCCAGTTTATTAGCCGCAAAGACGATGAAACTATCAATAAAGCGGTCGATACGCTTAATGATTTCATGACAGACGCTAATAAACAGGAAAAGGACATTAAAGCTGGAGAGTGGCAATCCGCAACAGGCACATCATTTAAAGCTGCACAGCCTAAAAATGGTGATGTACCATTCAGAATAGTAGCGCCTACACCCCTTAATACTTACGCCGTTTACAACGAGAGCACCGAAGAGCAGATACTTGTTGTACAGGAACTTAAGGACGGGGATGGGAACTGGTATAAAATGGCATTTTCCGATGCTATGTCTTTTAGAATTGTTGACAGTAAAGTAGTTGAAGCAAAGCTACACACATATGGAGAAATTCCTATCGTTGAGTTTCCTAATAACCATGAAAGACTTTCTGACATTGAACTTATTATAGGTATGCTTGACGCAACTAATAATATGCAGTCTAACAGAATGGATAGCATACAGCAGTTTGTTGAGTATTGGGTTAAGTTTGTTAATTGTGAGATTGATGAAGAAACTTTTAAGAAAATGAAAGAAAATCACGCATTGGTTGTTAAATCAATGAATAAAGATAATAAGTCTGACGTTGACATTATGACACAGGAGCTTAATCAAACGCAAAGCCAAGTGGCTAAAGAGGATTTTATAGACAATGCCCTATCTATTTTAGCTATTCCAAACAAACAAGGCAATACAGGCGGAGACACGCAGGGAGCGGTTGAACTTAGAAATGGATGGGATTTCTCAAAATCAAGAGCAAAATTGAAAGACCCTCTTATCAAATCGTGTGAAAAGCGATTAGCGGTAGTTGTTCTTAATATATTGAGGCTTGCAGGAAATGATTTAAAGCTGTCGGTCAGAGATTTCGACGTGCAGATAAATCATAGCCCACAGGACAATATGTACACCAAAGCACAGACACTTACAGTATTACTTCAAAGTGGCATACATCCGCTTATTGCAATTAAGACAGTTGGCTTATGGGGAGACGCAGAAAAAACATTCTTACTATCGAAACCATACTTAGATAATATATATAAAACTATTGATGATGTGGCAGAGCAAGAGGCCAAGGCACAAGAAATAATCAAAAACCTTACAGACAATGGAGGTACCAACAATGAAGTATGACTACACAGTAACCCAAGACGGCATAGTTTATAATGCCGGCGAAGAGGTTCCAGATATGGGAAGTATAACAGCTATTGTATCAAACGGAAATTACAGAGAATACAATGCTCTATCTAAAGATTACGACAAGTTACCGCATTACGTCTCTTTTGGTAGCAGCTGTTACATGATTGATGTATCGGAACTTTACAAATACGACGCTATTAATCAGATCTGGATTAAACAATAAGGAGGGGTGCAATGAAAGCTGATGAAGTTTTTGCTGTTCTCAAAAAAAGAATTGAACAGGGCGGCGTAACCGACGAAACAATTAAAAAGATTGTAGAACAGTATTTCGAGGAACATCCTGTTCAGGTTATAACTGATAATACCCTTTCGGTTGCTGGCGCGCCAGCTGATGCATTATCTACTGGAAATGCAATTAAAAATGTTTCGGACAGTTTTAAAGATATATTTCTTGAGAAGTTTTTTTCCTTGCAAAGGACTGGAAAAGTTTATGGAGTTAAAGTTTTTAAATCCGCATCCAATCCTACGTCTGTATGCGAGAAAACAAGAGATAATGCAGGGCTTATATGTGAGCCATCAACTGATACAGTAGAAAATCAAGATGATTACGAAAATATACCATTGTTTAAATGGTACGAGGTTAATTATAAACGATATGACGATGGGTTTGCATACCCCATCGCTTTTATTGGAGATAGTGACTATAAAACGGATGGAGACGCCGATATAGGGGCTATGCAAATGACATTTTATTACGCATGGCTCGATATATCCGATGAATATAGAGAATTGGTTATATCTGATACGCCACATAAAGAACTAGGGCTTAAGCCGTGGGAACAAGCCGTGCGTGCGGATGGAACGGTAATGCCGTATTTTATTCAAAGCAGACACCCTAGTGTGATTGGCTCGGATGGCTTACTGCATTCTCAAAGAGGTAAAGTTGCAAGAAATCAAAGTTATCAAAACATGATAACTAATTACGGCAAAAAAGGAACTGGCTACACAGGAGCTGGCTCAAATAGATTTACGTTTGCACAAATTTTTAACCTTATTAAATATACAAATAAATCAAGCCAAGATAGCATGGCTGGCGTAACGAACTGGAATGTGCAGTATCCGGCTAGTATTCAAAGCGTTGATAAACATAATTATTTCCCAGTTACTAATACACAGGCAAACAATATGCAAGTTGGCTTATGCGTATCAGTCGGTTATGGAAATACGTCGGGTTCGTTAGATAGAGGATTATCTACAATACATCAGTATGCAGATGATGTAAAGATAATTGCTATAGAAGCACTGGATGATAACAACAAAGCGGTATACCTTGATTGTCAGCCGTTTGACACAACGCCTGTTGATGATAGACAGATATATATTACTTCTATGCAAGCACACAGTGGGGATACCGATAGTGTTATTGGACACCACGATGGCTCGCCTGTAAGCAACACAGATGGCAAACATCCTTGCAGAATACAGGGAATTGAAATTATGGTCGGCGGCGGAGAGGTAGCGTCTGACACAGTAGCGTTTTTTAACACTGATTACTCAAAAAATGTATACCATGCGCCAATCGGCGTTAAGCATACTACTAATGAAGCAACAATTAAGGCAACCTATGAATTAATCGGCAACATAGCCGCTTCTTCAAACGGCGAAGGTTCTGATTATTGGAGCGGGGATGTGGAACATATTAACGGAGCATGGTTGCCTAAAAATCAAGTTGGAAACAGCGGCCAAGGAAACAAGGATATGCTTTATGCAGGCGGGAAAACGGCTAGTGGCGTGCGAGAGTATTATCAGGGCGGTAATCTCTGGTATGGCGCGATTGCGGGCTTCTGTTGCTTGGCTTGCGGGGGCGGGCTTGACAGGGCGGGCTGGAATTTCTTGTCGGCCGATTAAAAAGCTTTTAGGGGGATTGTTAAGGGGAACACCCCTTGACATAACCTTAAATATATAACAGGACTTGAGTGAGGGCGGTAATCTCAGGAATGGCGCGAATGCGGGCTTCTGTTACTTGAATTGCAGGAACAGGCTTGACAGGGCGAACTGGAATTACTTGTCGGCTAATTTTTGAAACAAAAACACAACATTACAGTTTGCACTCATTTCGTCAACAATAAGTTGACCTTATTTATAATAATAAGCTGTCGTTGGTACTCATAACCAGAGTCAACGAAAAATCGTGTAAAAAAGCGGTGGTTAGTAAGCGTAGACTGAAAAGCACTTGGCACAAAAATCGAGGTACATCAATCAATGAAGAGAAAATGTAAAGATGTGGATATTACTAATGTTGAATTTATCGAAAAAGCGGTCAAAGATTGCCTTAAGAACAAGAAAAAGACAAGAAGCGACATAGTAAATATCTTCAATAAATACGGAAATATTCATAACATTGCAGTCCAACTTCAAAAAGAAATCCTTGATAGAAAGCTAGAACTAAAACCTATATGGTACAAAGAAAAATGGGACGAAGCGTCTGCTAAATGGCGCAATATTGGAATACAAGACATAAAACAGCAAATGTATGACTATGTAGCGGTTAATGCTATGGCTGATTTACTGAAAAGAGTAGGAAAATATCAATGCGCGTCAATTAAAGGCAGAGGACAAATATACTGCGTTAAAGCACTGTATAGAAAAATACAAGACAAAAGAATTAGATATGCTTGCAGCTTTGATGTAAAGAAATATTACGAATCCATTAACAGAAACAAATTAATGGAATGGCTAAGTAAACATATCAAAAATAATGGATTATTATGGCTGATAGAAACCATTATTAATACGTTTGATAAAGGACTTTCAATCGGCTCTTTTTTGTCTCAACACTTAGCAAACTTATATTTATCGGATGTATATCACACTATCACTGAAAATATGTACAGAATCAGAAATAAGAAAAATGGTAAATTACTTAGAATAAATATGGTTAGCGCCTGTTATATGTATATGGATGATATACACATTGTTGGAACTAACTCTAAGGATTTAATCAAAGTAGCACTGAAAATCGTATCAATGGCAAAAGATATAGGATTAACAATCAAGCCAAACTGGAAATGTTATCAGATAAACGATGGATTTGTTGACCTATGCGGCTACAGGGCATACAGAGACCATATAGAAGTCAGAAGAACAACCCTTAAGAGAATCCGCAGGGCCTATATCAGATACAAGAAAAAGCAAAACAATAAGCAATTAGCAAGAAGAGTTATATCTCATTATGGAACACTTAAATATTCAGATAGCTATATTTTTTGTCATAAATACAATGTATATAAATTGTTTAAAATAGCAAGAAAGGTGGTAAGCAATGATAGTAAGAGCAGAAGAACCACAACAGGAAGTTGTTATAAAAATAGATACCAAAGGGATAGCGTGGGTATACTTGTGTCTTAATGAAAGAATCAAAACAGAAGAATACGCAGAATTTGAAGGACAGCCAAGAAAGCATACCTACTATGAGTATGATGGAACACAGTTTCATGCTCCTGTTAAAAGCCTTGACCTTCAAGATATCAACAGTAATCCTCAAAGATACGATGGCTATGAGCCGGCTAAGACGCCGTCTGACATTGAACGTATGGACGCACAAGTGACATATACAGCAATGATGACTAACACATTATTGATGGAGGAATAGCTTATGTATGACAAAATTAAAAAATGGTATCAAGTCTATCACATATGGACTGCTGAAATGGTTGAACAAGCCTATAAAAAAGGCTTAATCACTAAAGAACAATACGAAGATATAATTCAATAACTGATATTAAATGAGCAACTACATCTTAATTGGTGTAGCTGCTCATTTTTTATACATTTTGCAGTCATGCGGTAAATGGCAGAAGAACACAGCAGGAGCGACCTGCGGTAACAAAAGCGTGTGTTTAACGGAGGTAATTATGACAAGAGAAGATGTATTAAAACTTTTCCCAGAAGCAACAGATGAACAGATTACTAATCTTCTGAACCAGAATAATTCAGAGGTTGCAAAGGAAAAAAACAAGGTAAGCCAGTATAAGGCAAAGGCTGATACAGCAGACAGTTTACAGAAGCAACTTGAAGATTTACAGGCTGGCAACATGACAGAGCTTGAAAAGGCAAACAAAGCCTTAGATACAGCCAATCAGCAGATAGCCGATTTACAGAAATCTAATACTATCAGAGACCAGAGGGAAGCAGCTATGACTAATTTTAAGATTACTGCTGAACAGGCAAAGACAGTTGTTAAAGATGATGGAAGCCTTGATTACACAGAACTTGGAAAGATTATGTCCGAAAAAGAAACAGCTGCGGCACAGGCTAAGGAACAGGAGATTGCAAAAAATCAAGATATTCCAGGCGGCGGCGGTAAAAAGGGCGGTGCAGATAATAAGACAAACGCTGAAAAGATAGCGGAAAGTCTTATATCCAATACACCTAAAAACAATGACGTTTTATCACATTACATTCAGTAATAACAGGAGGTAGGAAATGGCAAAGGAAATGAATATGCAGTATGAAAAGACTTCATACGCAAGAGATGTTCAGATTTTAAAGAGAGAGCCCAACGAAGCAATCCCATTAACACTTGATTTTGATGGCGTAACAACTACAAACGCACAGGGCAAGAAAATTGTCAAAGCAGGTACTCCAATCGGGGCAAATGGCAAGGCTGACAATACAGCTACAGTAGTGGGAATCTTAAGGTTTGATGTAACAGAGGACAGACCACAGGGCGTACTGCTTAAGAAAGCATATCTTAACACAAAGGTAGCAGAAGCACACTCAGGCGTTACATATGACGCAGCAGTTAAGACGGCTCTTCCAATGATTGTATTTGAATAATAACAGGAGGTAAACAGATGTTAATTAATGAAGTATTAGACAGTAAGTCTATCGCATTATCGGCAACAGAAAATGCTAGTAACCAGATACCTTATCTTGGTTTACAGTGGTTTCCCGAAAGAAAGAAACAGGGACTTGATTTAAGCTGGATTAAGACACATAAAGGACTTCCAGTTTCACTTGCACCATCTAACTTTGACACAATCCCAACTCTTAGAGCTAGAGAGGGATTAAGCAAGGAAAAAACGCAGATGGCATTCTTCCGCGAAGGAATGACAGTAGGTGAAGAGGAAATGCTTGAAATCGAGCGTATTCAGTCAGCGGACGACCCTTACCTTGCGAGTGCTTTATCAAGCGTATATGACGATACTAACAACCTTGTAAGTGGTGCGGAGGTTGTACCAGAACGCATGAGAATGTCACTTCTTGCTACAAGTGCAGGTCATCCAGTAATTGCTATTGAAAGTGATGGCGTTCAGTACGCTTACGATTATGATAAGGATGGCTCATACACAAAAGACCATTATGCTAAGTTATCTGGCACAAGTATGTGGAGCGATACAGCTAATTCAAAGCCGCTTACAGACCTTAACAATGCAAGGAAGAAGCTACAGAAGCAGGGCAAGATTGCTAGATATGTACTTATGAACAGCAATACATTCCAGTATTTGCTTGATAATGCACAGATAAGAAACTCAATCCTTGCACAGAACCTTACAGCAACTATTGAGGTTGACGATGATACTGTTATTTCAGTAGTGCAGAAGAGAACAAAGCTCACTATCGTGCTTTACGATAAGATGTATATTGACGATGATGGCAAGGAACAGTACTTCTACCCAGATAACAAGGTTACACTTCTTCCAGAAGGTAGTCTTGGTAATACTTGGTTCGGAACTACACCGGAAGAAAGAACAGCAAGACAGGTAGCTGATGTAGATGTAACAGTATACGGCACAGGTATCACAGTTGCTACAAAGACAGAGTACGGACCACCTATGAAGATGTCAACATTTGCTTCCGAAGTGGTACTTCCATCGTATGAAAACATGGATAGCACATTCGTATATGAGGTTCATAGCGAAGAGTAGGGGGTGCAACTATGAAATATCCATATATAGTGGTTCACAATGGTAAATGGTATAACGCAGGAGATGAAGTTCCCGAAGAGGGGGCTTTTTTAAGTTATAGCAAAACAGCCATTAACCGCATGTCTACATCTGATTTACAGTTGCTTGCGACAGAGCAAGGTATAGACAACGCAGAAGAACTTACAGGAGCAGAACTAAAGAAGCTGTTAATTGAGAAATTAGGATTATAGGAGATAGCATTATGGAATTAAAAGACACCGTAGAAATGATGAACAGTGCTGACTACAAAGAAAGATTTAAAGCAGAATATCAGCAGATTGTCATTCGATATAAAAAGTTAAAAGCGATGCTTGACAAATGGGATAGGGGAGAATTGAATTTTGAGCCTACTTGCCCTAGAAGCACTTATAACATGCAGATTAAAGCTATGACAGATTACATTGCTGTTCTTGAAGCAAGAGCAGTTATGGAAAATGTTGAACTGTAGGAAAGAGGATTAGTTATGGAATACACCACATTGGAACAGGTCAAAATCAGACTTAAACAATTTCACATTGATACAGTCACAAATGATGATGAAACTACATCTGATGTGGTAGTGTTCGATAACAAGGAAGATAATCCGGTAATCGAACAGCTTATTAAACAGGCTACAGAAGATGTAAAGGCAAAAAGAAACTACCCCGACAGCTATACAGATGAAATGATAACCGAGGACTTGAAGAAATTTGAAAGCGTTATCGTTAATCTGGCTGTCTATGACCATTCACAAGCTGGTGAGAACTACATGGCGAGTATGAATGAGGGCGGTGTCAACAGAACTTGGAGAGACAGAGACAGCTTATTTGTTGGGGTATTTCCGTTTGCTAAAGCGTTATAGAAGATTGTGCGTTACCAATATGGTAGCAGGCGGCACACATTAAGGGTGGTGGGCGGTGTGCCTATTAATTTTGCAGGAGATATAAAATGAAAGAATTTTTATTACAAACTTATACCGTAGTATTACCGATATTACTTGGCTATATAGTTTGGCTTCTGAAACAGCAGAAAAAAGACAAAGACGCCAATAGTAAAGGCACAATGTTGCTTTTGCGAGTACAGCTTATCGAATATCACGATAAGTATATGAAAATAGGTGAAATTCCATCTTACGCCTATGATAATTTCGTTGAGATGTATAACGCATATCATGCTTTAGGCGGTAATGGGATGGTAACTAAGATGTATAACGAAATACAGGAAATTCACTTAAAGAATGGAGGTAAAAATTAAAATGGATATAACATCAGTAACAACAGTAGTTGCAATAGTTGTAATTACATATCTGATAGGCTTAGGAGCTAAGGCAACTCCGCAGATTAAGGATAATTTCATTCCTATAATTGTTGGCGTTGCAGGCGGTGTCTTAGGTGTTGTAGGTATGTATGTAATACCGAACTTTCCGGCAAATGACATTCTTAATGCGATAGCAGTAGGAATTGTGTCCGGATTATCAAGCACAGGTGTTAATCAGATTTATAAGCAGGTAAAGAACAATGCTTGACATTAATAAGCAGGCTATGAAGTATTCACTTCAAGGGCAGACAGTAACCATCTATGAAAGAGATGATGATGGCAATATCCTGTACGAAGGATATACCGACACAGAGGGTAACTTTATTCCTTATCTTGATGATGATGGAAATAAGATACCTAAAGTTCTTGAAGAAAAGACAGGTTTTTCAGAGCCTGTGGATTTTAAAGCAAACATATCGTTCAGCGGTGGAGAAGCACAAAGTAAGGAATATGGCTTTGATACCGCTGATTTTGACGCTATTTTGCTAACAGATAGGAATGTTTTACCTATCCAAAAGGGCGACCTTATCTGGCTTGATAGCAAACCTACATACACATCTGACAGTCTTGTTGATGAAACATCAGCAGACTTCACGATTGTAGGCATTAAGCCGGCGTTATATTCAACTAAGTATATGCTTAAAGCAACTGTAAAGTAGGTGTAATATGGCAAGACATACAATTAATGTATCACTATCGGAAAAGTCTATAAATAAGGCTATAGAGCAGCTGAAACGATACGAAAACAGTTTAAACCGAAAATGCAAATTACTTGTTGAGCGATTAGCGGAATTAGGAGACAAAGCGGCAATTATGAGTGTTAGTGAAAGCCCGTTAGGTAGAACAGTAACATTAAGAATTGACAAAAAGCCTATTCAAGACGGCTACCAAGCTATTTTGATTGCTACCGGTGAAACTGTTGAGGTAGAAGATAGAGAGCCATTTTACACGCTATTAGCGATTGAATTCGGTGCAGGTATTTATTACAACAGCGGTAACGAGAATCCGAAAGCTAATGATTTTGGCTTGGGTGTAGGAACATACCCAGGGCAGATACACGCATTTGAAGATGGCTGGTACTACTTAGGCAATGATAATCAATGGCACTATACACACGGCGTTAAAGCTACAATGCCTATGTACAATGCCACAATGGAGATTATTAATCAGTATAAGCAGATAGCAAGAGAGGTGTTTAGTTAATGGCAAATGCAAACGATTGGGCGACAGACCTTGAGAATACAGTCACAGCACTTGTCAAGGCTAAAACCCTAACACAGCTTAAAAAGACATATCCAAAGATAGTTATAACCAATGAGGGAGAAAACAGCGGTCAAGCAACATTCCCAACAGTATACATTCATTTACTGCCAGCAGTAGAACAAGGACAAACGCTTGACGGACAGACAATTAACGCATTATTAGCGACATTTCAAGTAGATGTTACCACTAACACAAGCAAGCCTGACTGTCGCAAGGTTATGGCAGTAATTACAGATGCATTTAAGACAATGAGATTTCAAGGCAATGCAATGCCAGAGTTCTCGATCAGTAACAAAGTACATAAGAGCACCGCTAGATTTAGGCGGTTAATTGGAGCAAATGACAGATTATTGTAACAAAGAGCAGAAATGCTCTTATTTTTTTGCAAATTTTTAGGAGGTAGACAAGACAATGGCAAGTACAAGTTATAAAGCTAGGGTTATCTACAAGGAGCATAGCGAAGATGGTTTTGCAGGCTCATATAAGTTAATGGTTGCGGCTAAGTCAATTTCAGCACCAGTATCAGCACCTAATACAGTTGAAAGTACAACATTTGAAGATGATTCACAGACATTCTTAATGGGTATCAAAACATCTGATGCTAAGACTTACACAGGCAACCTTGAAAAGGCTTATTTACAGGACTTAATCAAGGCAGAGGGCAAGCAGTTAGATATTATTCAGTTATATGGCTCTGACGGATTAGGTGCGGTTGCTAAGTACGCATTTGTCGGACAGGTAACAGCAACACCTAATGATGTTTCTGGTACTGATTCAGTACTTGAAATGACAGTAACAGCAGTTCCTAACACTTCACCTATCGAATGCACAGACAAGCTTCAAGTTGTCGAGGCTGCTGGTGGCACATTCACAGTAACAAAGGTGGGGGAATGATAAGCCAATCGACTAAATCAAAGGCTGTGTCGATTGGTGGCACAAACGCCAAAACAGCCGACTACACATCATATCTTGATGATGTAACAGAATAATTATTTTAAAAGGTAGGTGCGGTGTAAAATCCGCACCTTTCCCTATATGGACGATAGGGTGGGAAAGGGTAAAAATTATGATGAATATTAATGTAAACGGAAAAGAATACAAAGTTGAGTTCTCTTTTGGCGCGGCAGAGTGTAAAGAAATAGTGCAGAAAATGTTTTCTGTTGTCAATGGTTCTTACTTACTTGCACAGACAGACAAGAGTGTTGCACAGGCTTCTTTTGATGGGTTAGCAAATATGACAGCAGATGTGCCAGAGATTTGCATTTTAGCCATTTATGCAGGCTGTATTGACAATAACCCTGTAACTATGGATGAAGCGAAGGAACTCACCAGAGCATATATTACAGAGAAGAGAAAGACAGATAAGAGTTACGGATATAGAACATTGTTTGAAGAAATCAAGAAAGCGATGGAAGGCGATGGTTTTTTCGAGTTGAGCGGAATAACAACGATGTTAGAGGAAATGGCAAACAATGTGGAAGAAGCGACAAAGGAGCAGAAGAAGCCGACAGTAGTTCCGCAAGACCACAAGAAAAAGCAGACTTCCACAAAATAATCTGGGAAGAATACTTTGTCTTAGCCAGTTCACTAGGCGTTAGTTATTCAGACTTTCTAAGAATGACACCTACAAAATTATTACTATACGCAAAAGGCAAAAAGATTGATAGACAAAATCGAGATGCAGAAATGTATAACTGGTTTTTTGTCTATGCAATACCGGCTATTTCTTGCGGCATTGGTGCGGCATTTAGTAAAGATACACACATTGAATATCCGAAGCAGGCTATTTTATCAGAAAAAACGGAAGAAAGCGAAGAAGATACCTACGATAAAGAGTTACAGCGAATGTTACTCAATGAACAGAAATGGGCGGCACGAGCTGAAAAGAAAGGATTACCGCCAACAATCCTATAAAAAGGGGGGTAAAGCGTGGAATTAGACAGTTTAGAGGTTAAAATTACTGGTACTGCCACTAAAGCTATCAATTCTGTTGATAAACTGATAAATCAGCTTACAAGGCTGTCAACATCACTTGCGACTGTGAATGGTTCATCATTAAGCGGTCTTGCGAGTGGTGTTAGTCAGTTAGGTTCTGCTATGCAGAATATGAACGCAGGAACAGCAGATTTTACAAGGCTTGCCAAGAATATCACAAAGATAGGTTCTGTTGATTCAGTTGCACTAACTAACACAGCTACATCACTTCAAGCTGTCACAAAGGCAGTTGCAAGCATATCAGCTATACCACAGAACGCAACGCAGGTCACAGAATTTGCAAAGTCACTTGGTAAGCTAGGCAGTAAGAGTATAGAAAATGCCGTTGTAAACATTCCGAAATTGGGCAATGCTTTAAATGGCTTAATGACAACGCTATCAAGAGCACCAACGGTAAGCCAGAATGTTATTCAAATGACTAACGCATTGGCTAATCTTGCTAGTCAAGGTAGCAAGGTGGGAACTTCTTCAAACTCACTTCAAAAGTCACTGTATGGCGTTTCTACAAGTGCCAGAACAGCAACTAGAAGCAGTTGGAACTTGGCAAGTGCAATAGGTAAGTTTTATGCTACTTATTTTATGGTAATTCGTGGCAGTAAGAAGCTTATAGAAGCCATCAAGTCAACAACAGATTACATTGAGGCGTTCAACTATCAAGCGGTTGCATTTGGCAAGATTGGCTCGGAATGGGATAAAGATTACGAAAAGTACGGCTATGATAACGCAACAGCATATGCAGAAAGTTTTCAAAGCAGAGTAAATGATACTCTTGGAAAGCTATCTGGCTTAAAAGTTAATGTTCAAGGTGGTTTACTTGAAGAAAGCGGAGCAAAGAACTTAGGACTTAACATACAAGAGATAACGCAGTACGCTTCACAGTTAGCTTCTGTCACTAACTCATTAGGACAGACGGGTGAAGCAACAACGGCAATAACAAAGTCAATGACAATGCTTGCAGGCGATATAAGCTCACTTTTTAATGTGGACTATTCAACAGTAGCACAGAACTTACAAAGCGGTTTAATCGGTCAATCAAGGGCATTGTATAAGTATGGTATTGATATTACTAATGCTACATTAGCGACATATGCTTATAACTTAGGCATATCAAAGTCTGTATCAGAAATGACACAGATGGAAAAACAGCAGTTAAGAGTATTGGCAATATTAGATCAGTCAAAAGTATCATGGGGCGACCTTGCTAACACAATTAATAGTCCGTCTAATATGTTACGCCAGTTCAGTAACAATATGAAAGAGGTAGGAATGGTAGCAGGACAGCTATTTATCCCAATTCTTTCAAAGGTTATGCCAATAGTAAACGGAGTAGCTATTGCAATCAAAAGATTATTAGTCAATATTGCTTCTTTAATGGGCGTTAAGATTGACTTTGAGAGCTTCGGACAAAGTGGCTATAAAGACACATCAGACGGCTTAGAAGATATTTCAGATGGCTACCAAGATGTGGCTGATTCAGCTAAGAAAGCTACATTATCCCTTATGGGATTTGATGAAATTAATAAATTGCAGGACGATACAAGCTCAAGCAAAGGTTCAAGTGGTGGTGGCGGTAGCTCTATTGATTTGACAGATGATATTGCTAAGGCGGCGGCAGAATATGAAGCGGCGTGGAATAAAGCATTTGCCAATATGGAAAATTCGGCAGTTGCTTGGGCTGATAAGATAGAGAAAGCACTTGAACCTGTTAGGAAGATATTTAAAGACTTTGCAATCGGGGATTTTTATGCAGCAGGACAAGATACATCTAACCTTGTGGCAGGAATTTTTAATTGGTTCGCAGATGCCATTGATAAAGTAGACTGGTACGGAATAGGCAGAAAAATGGGAGATTATCTTGCTGGAATTGATTGGGTAGAAGTTCTTTCAAGTGTAGGCAGGGCAATCTGGGAAGCTATAAAAGCAGCTATTGAAATATGGCAAGGACTATTTCAATCTGCACCCGTTGAAACTACAATCATGTCAGTTCTTGGAGTTATGAAGTTTACCGGTTTAGGCAAAAAAATAGGAGAAAGAATATCAGACGCATTAAGTTGGAGTGCTATAAAGAAAGGATTAAAGAGTTTTGCTGGTGGAGGTGGACTATTAAAAGGTCTGCAAACTATGCTAACTACTGACTTATCTGTAATAATGGGAGCTGGTACAGCGACAGAAATAGGCTTAACTATTGGAGCGGGAATCGTAGGTGGCATTGGTGCAGCTATTATTGGATTTAATATAGGCAATAAACTAAATGAAGCACTTACAGGCGAGAAAATAGATATGTCAATGTTTGACCAATTAGCATATCTTATAAAAGCACCATTTGAAGATTTACCTAGCTTTATTGACGGAGTGATAGAAACTATCACATTCGGGCATAAAGATGATATAGCAAATTGGTGGACTGCAAGTGTTGCACCTTGGTTTACTAAGGAAAAATGGGGAGAACTGGGAGACAACATAAAAACATCTTTAAGCGAAAAATGGAACAGTTTTTCAGATTGGTGGGGCAATACAGCTATTGTTAGCTGGTGGAATAATAATGTTGCACCGTGGTTTGAAAAAGAAACATGGGTTGACGCTGTTGATGGAATGAAATTAGGAATACAAGAAAAATGGGATTCAATCGTTGGCTGGTGGAACAGTCTTGCAATTGTTTCTTGGTGGAGCAATGATGTGAGACCGTGGTTTACTAAGGAAAAATGGGAAAACTTAGCTGACGGAATTAAAAAAGGTATTCAAGGGAAGTGGGATGATGTTGTAGATTGGTGGGATAGCAAACCAGCACTTCAACGCATTTCTGTAGCTATCGAAGATTTTAAAACTAAGATACAGAACGCTTGGAACAGCTTTAAGCAGTGGTGGAATGATTTAGGACTTGAATTTCCACACATTGATACACCACACTTTAAGATTGACGGAGAATTTAGTCTTGCACCGCCTAAAGTACCAAAAGTCAGTATTGATTGGTATGCAAACGGCGGATTCCCAGGCAAAGGACAATTGTTTGTCGCAAACGAAGTTGGACCCGAAATGGTTGGTACTATGGACGGAAGAACAGCAGTAGCCAATCAGCAGGAAATCACAACAGGTATTGCCAACGCAGTTTATCCAGCGGTTTACAATGCAGTTGTAGCGGCTATGTCAGAAGCCAACAATAATGTAAACATAACATTACAAGGTGACGCAGATAAGCTGTTTACAATGGTACAAGATAAAGCTAATAACTATACTAATATGACAGGTCAAGCGGCTTTTCCATATTGATAAGATAAATGTATTGTGTTATTCTTTTGCTATATAAAAAGCAAAGGGGTAACGCAATATGAAAAAGAAAAAGAAACTTTACATCGGTTTGGCAATAGCTTTTGTCTTAGTCTTGATAATAGTTTACGGCAATAGAAGTACCGATACAAAGACAGAAAACACTAATACCACAACAGAAAAAAGCAGTGATAATGCCACTTATAACAATACGGAATTTAAGTATCTTAAGCATGAAATTATAAATAATAATGAAAAAGATATACTTATTGTTTATTTTGATTTCACTAATAATTCTAAAGACAATACCAGAGCTGCATATAATTATGACATAAATTGTTTTCAAAATGGCGTAGAATTGGATTATCCTTTACTCAAAGTTGTCGAAGAGGAAGATAATATTATGAAAGAAATACAGCCAAACACGACTATTACAATTGCAGAAGCGTTTATTTTAAATGATAGAAGTAATGTAGATTTAGAGGTGGAAGCCCATTCGTCATTTATTGATAAAAAACTTATTAAAAAGACATTAACACTTGAATAAATTATTTAATGGAGCGTATCTTTTTGGTGCGTTCCATTTTTTATTGAAAAAGTGCTTGACTTTTTTGTGCGTACGGTTTATATTAAATGTGCGGACAGAAAAGAGGTGAGTATATGTCCAATAAAAAAGGTAGACCTAAACTCGACAATCCTAAAAATGAAAGAATATATATTCGTGTCACCAAAGAGGAAAAGGAAGAAATAATGAATTTTTCTGATAAAAGCGGATATACAATACTTGATTTGATTAAAAAAGGCATTGAAAAAGTAAAAGGGCAAAAAAAATAAAGCGTTGCACCGCTACCAACGAACACAACGCTTTAAAAGCACCAATCCGAAAGGAATTGATAAATCTATCATATCAGTTTCTTTCGGAAAATTCAAGATTTTTTGGAGGAAAACTATGGATAAATTTTTAGATATTATATGTGCAAATCAGATTATGAGTACAAAAGAGCAGGGAGATAAGTATATAGAATTTTTTGAACCATTTATGAGCAAACTTAAAGATATTGTGAGCGAAAAGGTTTATTCTGAATTGGAAGAAATGTTTAGCAGTTGTGTGGTAGAAAACAATAGTTTTTACGCTGTTGCAGGCATGAAATTAGCAATAGGTGTTATTGACGATACTTATGTTCCTACTGTGTAATCAAAATATTGCGTGAGGCATTGTGGGCATATGCTCCCACTACGCAATAGATTCTGTTTAGAGCAAATGATAAGATTTTGTAGGAGGTAAAATAATGAGTTATAATTATCCAACTACAAAAGATAGTTCTCACAATGAGATTAAAGTACCTATGAACACTAAGAATATTTGCGGCGTAGACTGCTATGAGCAGAATGGCGTTGCGTACTTAAGATTGGAGAATGTTGCTAGAGGACTTGGGTTTACCACAACTCAAGTGATTAATGGTAAGGAATATGTAAATATTCGCTGGAATGTTGTAAAACAATATCTTAATGATATTGGCTTTTTGCAGGAAGTTGCAAAAGACGATTTCATTCCAGAAAACATCTTCTACCGCCTAGCAATGAAAGCCAAAAACGAAACAGCAGAGAAATTTCAAGCATTAGTGGCTGATGAGATTATTCCGTCAATTCGCAAGAATGGAATATATGCTACTGATAATGTTATTGATGAAATACTGAATAATCCAGACTTTGGAATAGAACTATTAACAAAGTTAAAACAGGAAAGACAAGCAAGAGTTGAAGCAGAAAGAAAGAACGCTATCTTAACACATGTCAATAAGACATACACAATGACAGAGATTGCTAAGGAACTGAATCTGAAATCTGCCATTCAACTTAACAAGTTACTTGCTGATAAAAAAATTCAATACAGTGTCAATGGAACTTGGGTTCTTTACTCACCATACAGCAGTATGGGATATGAAGAGATTAAGCAAGAAATCCTTGACAATGGTAAGGTTATTTATCACAGGAGAATAACACAGCTTGGAAGAGAATTTATACTGCAATTATTCAATGAAGTTGCATAGATTTTCTTGAGAATATTAGAATGGCTCAAACAGAAATAAATATAATGGTCGCAAGAAATTTGTAACCACACTAAGGAATGTATCAGAAATGGTGCATTCCTTTTTTGATGCCTTGAAAGGGGTGGTTTGATTGATTGACGCAGTTGTGATTGAGGGGGTTAGATTCCCAGTAGCATATAACGGCTACACATACAGTAGAAATAAAATATGGTCTAAGAATACAGGAAGAAACGACTACGGAGAAATGGTTGGCACGATTGTGACAATTAAAGACAAAGTAGAGCTTCAATTACCGCCATTAACAGGTGAGCAAGCACTATTGCTTGATAATGTGGTAAGCGACATAGATAACCCTTATCCAACAGCACAAGTCTTATTCTTAGGTGGCACACAAAAAGAAATGACAATATACACAGGAGATGTGACATATCCGTATCTCACAAGGGCGAAGAATGAGGACGGACTAATAGTCGGAGCAAAATTAAGTTTAATTCAGAAATAAAGGAGAGAGTTCCACATGAAACTTAAAACAAGTGAGTTAATAGACAGATTTCAGAGCTTAAGTAACATATCGCACGACAAGACTACAGGCAGAATTGCTATGGCTGTCATGTGCAATATTAAGGCATTAGAAGAGCTGTACAAGGCAACATTACAGACCATAGAAGACACTAAGGTTAAGTATGCAGATAAGGACGACAGCGGCAATCCAGTTATCAACGATAATCAGTATCAGGTTACATCAGAGAACTTAAAGAAGTTACAGGAAGAAATGCGGGAAATCAATGAGCAAGAGATTGAAGTACCTGACATGACAATGCTTCCTATGGACGCATTCGATAAATGCGAAGAAATTACACCAGCTAAATTATACTCAATTGAGTTTATGATATCACATTAATTAATCAATAAAGGCGGTGTAGAATGAAGATATTAGACACAGCTATGACGGAAATTGTTAAGGGGAATAGTGCAAGATATTATTCTAAGTATATTGTTGAAGGAAAAGAATATATCGAAACACTCAACAATTTCAAGTTTCTAAACATGATAAATCCCAATAATGAAATCACGATAGGTAACACTTGCAGCAGCGGTGTTACCTTTTCTATTTATATGCCAACAATAGGTCTTGAGAATAAGGAGATTACCATATTCGAGGGCGTTAAGGTTGGTACAGAAATTAAGTATATTAAATTGGGAATATTTACAGTTACTAGACAGACGAGTGACGGAGAATACACAAACTATGAAGCATACGACAGAATGTATAAGGCTGACATGCCTTACTTCTCGGATATGGCATTTCCTAGCACAGATAAAGCTATTCTTAATGAGATATGTGGCAAGTTAGGTATATCTTTAGCAACAAATATAGTCACAGCACATACTATCAGCGACAAACCACAAGGATATACCTATAGAGAAATTATCGGTTATATGGCTATGTTGCAAGGCTGTAACGCGGTAATTAATTCTGACGGAAACCTTGAATTAAGGTGGTATAAAGATAGTGGATATGTACTTGACGGACATAAGTATTATCAGCAGGGCGTTACATTTACAACAAGCAAGGATTTTATCTTGCAGAAATTAACTTGTAACAATACTAAGAGTGGTTCCACAGAACAAAGCGAGATAACAGTTGGTGACGGAGCAACAGGATTAACATTCACCAATCCATTTATGACGCAGGCAATTCTTGATGAAGTCTATAAAAAGATAGGCGGTTTTACATTCAGGCCGCTTACAGTTAAGTTTGTTGGTGATTACCGGCTAGAAGTTGGTGACATTATAACTGTCAGCAAGGGTGATGTTGATTACAAAGTGCCTATAATGCAGATTACGCACGAATGCGACGGCGGCTTGATGGATACAGTTACATCTATTGGACAATCTGACACAGAGAATACAAGTGCTGCCTCCGGTCCTATTACTAAGCAGATGGAGCGGTACTATGCCGACTTGATAACTGTTAATAAGGCGCTAATTAATAAATTAGATGTGGGTACAGCTAAGATTACCTATGCAACAATTGATTTTGCAAATGTCAAAAAGCAGGTTGTTGACACATCACTTATCAGAGATGGTGCAGTAACAAACGAAAAGGTGCAAAGTCTTTCAGCAAACAAGCTGACAGCCGGTACTATTGACGCAAGCAAGATAATAGTTACTAACCTTAATGCTGATAATATAACAGTTGGTAGAATTAATGGTAAATTAATTGGCACTGGTTCTGTTGACCTTGACAAATTGGCGCAAGAAGTACCGACAAAAGAATATTTAGACAAGGTACAAGAAGAGCTACAAGGTCAAATCGACGGAAATATTGAGACATTCACTAAAACAGAAATACCTACACTTAATAATGAACCGGCTGTTAATTGGACAGACGATGCCACGAGAAAGAAGCATATAGGCGATATCTGCTATGTAGTTAATCCGGCTTCAAGTGCAGATGGATATTCGTACAGATTCGCTAACACTGGCACAGAACAAGCACCTGTGTATGAATGGGTGCTTATTAAGGATAGCGATGTTACTAAGGCATTGCAGGACATCATTAACATCAATGGCGAGATTACCAGTATTAAGAAGTTTGATGTTGAAATCAGTTCATGGAAAACTGATACAGACAGTGAATTATCAAGCCTTAAAACGCGAACAACTACTCTTGAAACTGACATGGGTAGCAAGGTTGATACTAAGACATTTAACGAGGTTAAGCAAGCAGTTGATGGGAACAGTTCAACAATAACCAAATTGACAAAAACATTAAACACCAAGGCTGATGGCAGTACAGTTGAAACATTGACAAATACTGTTAATACAATCAAGCAGACCGCTGATTCTAACAGCTTGTCAATATCTGGCTTATATACAGAACAGGGAAAGTTATCAGACACAATTGATAGAGTTGATACAAAAGCTAGTGACGCTCAAGATTGGTGCCAGAACATAGAAGACAATCTTAATGATAATTACCCAAAGACAGTTTTCATGAAAAATGAAATTACACAAGCTATAACCCAAGAGAGCAATAGTATCAAAGAAGAGGTTTCGGCAACACTAGAAAATTATGCCACATCAGCAAGTTTAGAGCTATACATCAAAAAAGACCCAGCCACTGGCGAGCTTAAATCTGCCATTGAAGCAATTGCTGACAATATTATACTAAACGCAAAAGGCGGACTAAGCATTTCTGGCGGTAGCTCTTTAAATATTACGTCTACAGGAAAGTTTGAACTGGTGAGTAATACAGAAACCTATTTACCACCTAGCTATAACGAGATGAACGTTATTAAAAAAGCCATACTAAATCAAACTACTGATACGTTGAATAAAGAATTGTATGATTTTAACTCCGATGGTGTTATTGATTTACTTGATATGTTGCAGGCAAAAAGATATATGCTTGGATATGACACAGCAGGAACCTTTGAAGAGTGGAAATATGCAAAAAAATCAAAAGTTACATTCGAAATAAAACCGCAAAATGCTCAAAAATGTATTTTATTATCGGGTACAGATATGTGGGGAACTCTAAGAGAAACTTATATAGGTATTGATGTTGTTAAAACAGTAGGAATCAACGCATTACAAGCTATGTTAAAAAATTTAACGGTAGTGGAAGATAAAAGTGGAAGCTCATTTTCATCAAGAAATGATTACGCTGCCAATATAAGTTCACTCCATGTAGGAAATTTTCATACGGATTATATTGAGACTGGTTCAATCAAAGTTACAAATGTTATGGAGATGAGTTCCGAAGGAACAACTATAAAAATCCAAAATCCAAGTGATATAAGTGTAACTCATTATGGAAGAACAGTACATCCTGCAATGTATGCTAGTAATCCTATAACATTTGATTGGAATGGGAACCAGCTAAATATATATGTAGACAATACAGTAGTAGCTACATGGGATTGGGGTTCAGGCATATGGTTAAATTAAATAATTATTTTAAAAGCATGGGAATTAACCCATGCTTTTGTTTTTTAGGAGGTAATTTATGAGTAAATTATTCGGAATTGACACATCAAGATGGCAGGGAGATTTTGACTTTCAAAGAGCAAAAGACAATGAGGGTGTAGATTTTGCAATCATCAAAGCAGGCGGAGCTGATGATGGTTTATACGAAGATAGAGAATTTGAGAACAGCTATAACAAGTTGGAAAGTGCAGGAATCCACAAAGGAGCCTATTTCTTTGGCAACGCATTAAGTGATGATGAAGCCAGAAATGAAGCCAGATATTTTGCACAGCTTTTAGCAGGCAAATCATTCTGCTACCCAGTATTCTATGATGTTGAAGCAGGCATGGTTACTGGCAACGACCTTACGGACATTATTATGGCATTCCTTGATGAAATGAGAAACGCAGGATACAAGAATGTCGGCTTATACTCATATGAGAACTGCATTAACAATTATGTAGACATTTCAAGAGTAAAAGAAGCTGGTTATGCCGTTTGGGTAGCAAAGTATTCAGATGCAGAACCTAGAATTGCTGTTGATTATGATATGTGGCAGTTTGGCGGAAGTGTTAATTATCTTAGAGACACACAGATTAACGAACAGACAGTGGATCAGAACTACTGCTATACTGATTATTGCACAGACCATGTCGTTGAAGAAATCACAGTACCAGACTATAAACCAGTGCCAGACACTAAGTATCATAAAGGCGATACAATTAAGGTTATTAACGCTATTCAGTACGATAATGGCGAGCCATTCGCCACTTATTATGACGAGTACAGTGTTTTATCAGCTAATGGCAGAAGAGTTGTTATCGGCATTGGTGGCGTAACTACTGCTGCTATTGATGAAGATAACATCAGCCTTATTAAGTGTATTTATGACAATGACAATGATGTCAACACAGATACAGTAAGTCGTGGTGATGGCAAGAAAGTTAGAGTGCTTGATAATATTGACTATGACGGCGTAAGATTTGCAACATATTATGATGAATATGATATAATTGAAGAGAGTGGAGATAGAATTGTTATAGGTATCGGCACAGCAATCACAGCCGCAGTAAATATTGCTAACCTTGAGTTTATCAGCGGTTCTGATGATACACCTATGGATATCCCATTTAGTGAAGATGTTGAAGAGGGTAGCACAGTGAGATTTGTCGGCGATACTGATTATGACGGCACACCTATTAAGGCTTGGTATGATGAGTATACAGTATCAGAAAAAAATGGAGACAGGGTTGTGCTTGTACATGACGGAGAATTATTCGCAGCGGTCAATGTAGCTGATTGTGAATTAGTCTAACCTTAATAAAAATACCGGGAGTGTAATGCTCCCGGTAATATTTTAATTATTCAAATCTATCATAACAGCCATAACAGCAGGAATGGTTATTATAGTTCCGTTTGTTTTCTTAAATTCCATACCACCCTCAAGAAGTGTTCCATACATTGTCACATTATCGCCAACAAGCAAATTATAATCAAAATCGTCTCTATAATATGTCAAAACAACAGTATCATCATTATTGCCATCAACAGCTAAATAATAGCAAGCAATATATTCACTGGATTCTTCACCAGTATGCGTATTTCCATCTTTATCTTCGACCTCCCCATCATATTTTAATTCTGCTACAATATTACCTGTCAGCTTGAATTCTTTATCAATATACTTATTAGGTGTACGCTTGAGCATTTCAACAGTTATATCGTCAGGGTATACACTCTTGTCTCTTGATAATAATGTTTCTTGTTCTGTCTGGACTTCACTGGTACTTTCAGCATTACTATCAGAAGCACCGTTCTGACACGCTACAAGGCTTAATAAGCACATAACAAGCATAATGCTTACAATTCTCTCTTTCATAAGCAAATCCCCCTTAAATTTAATTTTACTAATCATATCACAATATGCATAATTTGTCGAATGTTGTCGAAACTTGCGATATCTTTAAGTTGATTTTTATATTATCAGTATTTATAATAATAATTGTCCGAGAGATTCGGACAAATCTTCAAGTTTCGGCTAGGTGGCACTGTTTGATTGGCGTTGGCAGTGTCACTGCTGAAAATTGTTAATCTACTGAGGGTAGGTTGACATGAAAGAACAGATGTTCTATGATAACACCATCGCTACCAGTGTTATATCGTGCAATAAGGGGGATATATGGAGAATGAGGAATACAGGCAAAAGATTATCGGATTAATAGAAAAAATAGAGCGTACAGACATATTAGAATATCTGTACGCATTCACAAAGAAATTAATTGAGAAGCGGGGGTAAAACCCTACTTCTTGTTTTTATTGGAAATCATGGATTCAATCATATCAAGAACAATCTTCTTATCTCTTTCATCTAACATAGAAAACTTATCAATCAATTCAAAATCTTTGTTTCCTTGTTCGATATCAAAGGTCTTACGCTGTTCAACATCAAATCCCATTAGCCATAAAGGTTCTACATTTAACACTTTCCCTATTTTACCACTACTAATATTAGACGGAGCATGTGAGCCGTTAAGATATTGACTTATTGACGACTTGCTAATTCCTGTCTTATCAGCTAATTCTTGCGGTTTCATACCATATTCATCAAGTGCTTTTCTCAACCTTTTTGCTGTGACTTCGCATTTCATATGTATTTTCTCCTTTCTTTTGTGATAACTGTATTCTAACACAACAATGTTAAACTTTCAACACAAAAGTTAAACATAATTAAACTTTTTTGTTGACACAAAAGTTAAATGGTGTTAAACTAAACTCAAGTTAAAGAAAGGAGGTTAGATATATGCCATACACATACAGTAAGTTAAAGGGTCGCATTGTGGAGATATTTGGAAGCCAGAGTGCTTTTGCTGGCAAATTAGGCATTTCGGTTAATTCAGTATCGAGGAAGCTCAACTGCAAGACGGAGTTTTCACAGCATGATATCGAAGAGTGGAGCAGGCTTCTTAATATCCAGTTAGCAGAATATGGCGATTATTTTTTTGCTTAAAAAGTTAAACAGCGTTTAACTAGAAAGGAGTAGGGATGAGAAAACCATATGTAATCAATAGTGATGGAGAGCTTAAAACATTACAGGATTGTGTAGAGCAGATGGCTTTAGGTATCGCTGAAGATGTGGTAAATGGTGAAAAAACCGAGAAAATACAGGGCGAATGTAAAATTCTCGATTCTCTCACCAATGCTTTGATGGCAATTAAATCTTAATAGCCATTACGAAAAGGATTGCTGATTGCTGTAACTTTAGCAGGCTGTGATTTGATAGTGCTTATAAATTCATCATAGTATTTGTGGTACTCAATTTTGAATTGTTCAACACTGTCTTGATAACCCAACAACTTAGCAATAGCGTATCGGTCAGCAAGTTGCTTGCTATCCATATTTTTCACCTCTTTTCCTAATAGAATAAGAGAATTATAGCACAAAGTACAAACAGATTAGAATTTTTGACAGGGATAGCGCCCTGTTCGTATCAAGTGTGAATTACCTACCGATTGGCAGTTTTGTCTTTAGCATATTTATTTAATTCTATTGATATAGAAATAAGAGTATACAGGGTGCAGAAGTCTAAACCACAGAAGTATGAGCCGACCACTGATATACACAATGCTATGACAGTATCCATACAATCTCCTTTCGGAAAATGTCTACCATCACCTCTCTATTGTATCAATAAACATAAAGTTCTACAAGCTACAGCAGATAGGAATGAGTGGAATTGCTCAAATGCACTTTAAAAGGAATATATCACACAATATTTAGAAAGGAATGTTTATGGAGTTACAGATTTTTAGCAATTCAGAGTTCGGAGAAATCCGAACCATTACTAAAGATGATGAACCTATGTTTTGCTTGGCTGATGTATGCAAGGCATTGGAAATCACACATGTTACAGATGTGAAAAATAGGCTTAAACAAGATGGGATCGGTATTGCCGAGGTCATAGACAGCTTAGGAAGAAAACAGAAAGCTACATTTATTAATGAAAGCAATCTTTACAAGACAATCTTTCAGAGCCGTAAAGAAAGTGCAGAAAGATTTACAGAATGGGTTACATCAGAAGTGCTTCCATCAATCAGAAAGAATGGCGGCTACATAGCAGGGCAGGAAACAATGTCTGATGAAGAACTCATGGCAAAGGCACTTCTTGTAGCCAATAACAAGATAGCTGAAAGAGACAAGATAATCGAACAGAAGCAGGCAAGAATTGAACAGATGAAACCTAAAGAGATTTTTGCAGACGCAGTAGCAACAAGCCATACATCAATTCTTGTTGGAGATTTAGCAAAGTTGATTTGTCAGAATGGTGTGCAAATCGTGCAGAAGCGATTATTTGTATGGTTAAGAGATAAGGGCTATCTGATTAAGAGTGGCAGTTCTTACAATATGCCGACGCAGAGGTACATTGAGCAGGGGCTATTTGAAATCAAGGAAAGCAACCTTGTTAATTCAGATGGAAGCGTAAGAATTACACGCACGCCAAAGGTAACAGGCAAAGGACAGGTTTACTTTGTGAACAAGTTTCTGAAAGGAGATAACAATGTTTCCGTTTGATGATTCATTAACTTTTAATGAAATACAGGACATTACAAGACATGAAAGCGAGAGGGTTATTGCTGTTACAGGCGGCAAGGTTAGTGACATAAACTTGATTAACGAAATCTGCATAGATTTATATTTACAGATAGAACACGAAGTCGGGTGTCGTTTTAGCTGTATTAAGCATGATGATTTAGCAGATGTGCATGAGTTTATTGATTCTTACGAACCGCCATTGTGCCTAATGAAAAGGATAAAAGAATATGAAAGAAAAGATAATTAACATATTTACAACACTGGCAGGAATTAGCCTTATAGCGTTGATTCTAAGACCAGTACAACCGCAAGCTAAGATTAATCAGCAGAGTGCAGTGTTAAGTGAATGCTACAACTCACATGTTGATTATAAGGTTGAAACTGGGGAGATAAGTGTTGATGAATATGAATTGTCGCTTATGGCACATTTACTGATGGGAGAATGTGGAGCGACATGTAACGACGATGAAATGCTATATCTTGCAGGAGCCGTTGTTTTGAACCGAGTACAAAGTGAGTATTTTCCTAACAGCATTGAAGAAGTTATTTATCAGCCGGGGCAATATCAATGTACAGAACTTAAAAACAGTGGATTCTATAAAGAACCAACAGAAAGGTGTTGGAGAATAGCAGAAGAATTATTAATAAGCGGATATGACATACCTAGCGACGTGTTGTATCAAGCTGAATTTAAACAAGGTAGCGGCGTTTATAAGAAAGTGCAGAACATGTACTTTTGCTACAAGTAAGGAGTGTTTATGGAAGCAAGGATAAGAGAAGAATTATTCAGCTTAGGTATTCTTTCCAACAGAAAAGGTTATGTATACATTGTTGATATTATGAGCAATCTTGATTCTGCATTAGCAATAGGTGACGCAGTTAAGAAAGTTGCCGAAAAATACAGCAAAAGCAAGGATTCTATCGGAAGTGCGGTGAGAAATGCTATTAAGACAGCAAATCATAGCCTTGAGGTATGGAAGAATTACGATTGCCTGACAACAAAAGGATTCATTACAACAATGTATTACAGATGTAAGGAGAGTGCCAATGAGTAGCATAAAAAGAATTATAAAACTTAATAGAAATAGGCAGAGAGCTATAAGAGAAAAGGATTTCAGAAAGTTTTATGTTTTTAGCTGCAAAATCCATTTAATTGAAAGAATGGATAAAGTACCAATAGGAAGTTACATATTAAAGTAAGGAGAAAAAAGAAAATGGAAAATGCAATAAATAACAACAATATCACATTAGCAGGGGTGGTTGAGAGAGAACCGATATTCTCGCATGAAGTACTTGGTGAGGGGTTTCATGTATTCATGCTCAAATGCTCAAGAACAAGCGGTAACAAGGATACATTACCAGTAATGATATCGGACAGACTTGTTGATATTAGAGAAATCAAGGTAGGACAGGTTGTCACAGTTTTAGGGCAGATAAGAAGTTTCAACAGGCATGTTGATGATGTGAAGAGTAAGCTGATTCTATCTGTATTCGCAAGAGAGCTTGAAATACTAGCACAGGACACAACCGAACTACCATTTGAAGAAAATATCAATACGGTTATGCTTGACGCTTACATCTGTAAGTCACCTATATACAGATGTACACCTAAGGGTAGAGAGATTGCAGATATCTTAGTAGCTGTCAACAGACCATATGGCAAATCAGATTACATACCATGTATTGCATGGGGAAGAAATGCGAGATTTGCAGGTGGGCTTGAAGTTGGAGAACACATTCAGATTCAAGGAAGATTCCAGAGCAGGGAATACGCTAAGAAGATAAGTGACAATGAAGTTGAAACAAGAACCGCTTATGAAGTATCAGTAAGCAGGATTGATTACGCAGAGGAGGGTAAAGCTGATGAGTAGCGATATTACAGTTAGAGATTTAGCAAGTATGGCTCTTGATGAAGATGCGATGTGCCAGATATGGACACCACTATACGGAACAATCTTTGATGGTTCGTTTAATGAAGCTAAAAATTGTCCATACATAAATAGCACAGTTGATAGCTTTCAGGTTGAAGATAGCGTATTTGTTATGAATATTTAATAAGGAAAGGTATTGTTTATGGAAAAAGCAGTTTTAAAAAAGGTAGTACTTGAAAACTTTATGTGTTATGCACACGCAGAGTTTGATTTTTACAGCATTACAAAGATTATTGCTAAGAATGGTGTAGGTAAATCAACAATAGCCACAGCGTATTTGTGGTGCTTGTTTAACTGCGATTATGAGTTAAAGGATAATCCAGCAGTCAGAAGAGAAATTGACGGAGTATCTGTTGATGATATGAATGTGTCGGTCGAACTTGTACTTGATGTTGACGGAAAAGAAATAACTATGAAGAAAGTACAGAAACGTACTTACAGCAAGGACGGCAGTTCATACAAAGATGATAACAAGTATTTCATCAATGATGTGCCTAAGACATTAAAGGATTTTAACGCATATCTTGATGTTGATATGAACGTATTTAAGATGTGCAGTAATGTGAACGCATTTCTTAATCAGAAGCCGGCAGAAATGAGAGAATACTTATTCGGTCTTGTAGGAGATGTTACAGACCTTGACATAGCTTCACAGAAAGCTGAATTAGCCGAGTTAGTTCCTTTACTTAATAAGTATACAGTTGAAGAATTATCCGCTATGAATAAGGCTACAAAGACCAAGATTGCAAAGGATTTGCCTATTCTTGACGGACAGATTAAGGAAAAGGAGCGTGACATTCAGCTTAAACAGGCTATTGAAGTATCTGACCTTGAATTACAGAAGAACAGCCTTAAAGAACAGATTACTGATTGCGTGGCAAAGCAGACTGATAATGAAAAGTTGATGGCTGAATATGACAAGGCTAGTTCGGATATTCTTAATCTTAAGTTTGAGCTTAGTGATATGAGCCGTAAAGCTAATGAAGAGAATGTTAAGGCTAGGAGAAATCTTGAATCGCAGATCAGTAACCTTAACTATGTGATTGAGGATAGCAAGAAGTCAATCAGCAACGCAGAAGATGTTGTTAGTTTTGATAAGGACAAGATAGCTGAATATCAAAAAACACTTGATGATAGCAGGACCGAATGGAAAGCTGAAAAAGAGCGTGTATTTGACGAGAATAATCTTATTTGCCCTTATTGTAAACAGGAATACCCAGAGGAAAAGAAAGAGAAACTAAAGGCAGATTTTAAGGCACATAAAGAAACTGAACTTAGCAGAATTACCGATAAAGGCAACACAGCTAAGAAAATGCTTGATGAAATCAAAGGATTGTTAGTTGAAGCTGAACAGGAATTGGCTGACAGAAAGCAGAAGTTAGAAAAGCATTTAGTTGATTTAGCAGACCTTGAAAAGCAGTTAGCAGAGTTGCCACAGGAAATTAATGTGACAGCCACAGAAGAATACAAGGCACTTGAACAGCAGATTACTGAAAAAGAACAGGCTATGCACAAGGCTAATGACATTTCAAGTGTTAAGGCTGAATTAAAGGCACAGGAAAATGATTTAAGGCAGCGGTTGTCAGAGTGTGAGCGAAAGATAGCTGAAAGCGACACAGAAAAAGACGAACAGCGACTTGAAGAATTGAGGACAGAACAGCGAACACAGGAACAGAATAAAACTAATGCTGAAAAAATCCTTGATTTGCTTGATGAACTGGATAAGGCAAAGAATGAAGCCTTGACAGAAGCAGTAAACAGTCATTTTAGCTTAGTTAAGTGGCAGTTGTTTGAATATGCTAAGAATGGCAATTACAAGAGCTGTTGCATACCTACTGTTGACGGAAAGAGCATTTTAACAACTATGAGTAACAAAGGTAACAGGATTTTAGGAAGAGTTGATATTTGCAATTCCATTCAGAAGATTAGCGGCATATCAGTTCCTATTATTCTTGATGATAGTGAGAGTTTAGATGAAGAAAACCAGAAGAAAGTTGGTGAAATGATAGATAGCCAGTTGATTATGCTGATTGTTAATGACAGCGAGAAATTAGAGATTGCGGAGGGATAATATGAAGCTTTATTTTTATAAAATGAATACAGATGAAAGATACGAAAAAGCAGGAATTACAGTACAGATTTGTGAAGCAGAAGAGAAGCCCAAGACATACAAGTCTGCTGATAGAGTTTTTCCAAACTACCTTAGTACAGCAAGGAAAGATGATGTTGGGCGAATAACTGATTTTAATTGCTTGTTTCTTACAGAACCTAATTTTGAGTATGCCAAGGAGAAATTTAAGAAGCGGGCAGAATCAAGAATTGCAAAGACTAAAGAATGCCTTGAAAAAGAAGAAAAAGAATTAAAGATAATTGAAGAAAGTGAGGAAAGCTGATGGGTGTAAAAGGATATAAAGCATTTGACAAAGGCATGAAATGCAGAGACAAGCAGTACGAAGAAAATACCACTTACGAAGAAAACGGAAATGAAATATGTGAAGCTGGGGTAATGCATTTCTGCGAAGACCCATTTGATGTATTGAATTACTATTCACTTGTTGATGAGAATGGTGATATTTCAGATTTTGCAGATGTTGAAGCTACTGGAGATATTTATAAAAGAGAGTATAAAACAGCAACAAATAAGCTTCATATTGGTGCGAAGCTTGGGCTTAAAGGCTTTATTAAGGCTTGCGTAGATTTTACTATCGAAAAAACAAGAGTTGAACCAATGAAAGATGATAGAACTGATAATAATAGCGGAGATTACGCAAAGATAGGTTCAAGCGGATATTCCGCACAGATAGGTTCAAGCGGATATTCCGCACAGATAGGTTCAAGTGGAGATTACGCAAAGATAGGTTCAAGCGGATATTACGCAAAGATAGGTTCAAGTGGAGATTACGCACAGATAGGTTCAAGCGGATATTCCGCACAGATAGGTTCAAGCGGATATTACGCAAAGATAGGTTCAAGCGGATATTCCGCACAGATAGGTTCAAGCGGATATTCCGCA